GGCTATTTTCCCTGTGCAACTCGCGACCCGCGTAGTACATACCTAGCGATGGCTGTCCCCAAAGTATTAACTTGACTCGTGCATAGCTAGTTGTTCATACCTTATGAACTGTGCAATATTTAACCCTAAATATTCGTAATATCAGAAGCAAGCGTTGATTGATATTATCTTTATTTATTGTCTATTTTTAAGGACCTTTTCTCTCTTAATTTACACATGCAATTTTATTTATTTTAGTGAATTGTATAGCGTGTATTCTTTCAAGACGCGTCGTAGATTTTAAAGTATATATGGACGTATTATTTACCGTATTAATATTATTATTTTCTCGCTTATTTGTAACTGCTTTGTCTCTGCATTTTCATTTTGCCTTTGATTCAAAGAAACGTAAGTTTGTGAATTTAATTCTATTTTTATTGTAAATGTATCACACTTATATATGATAGAAGAATTGATCCCCAGACTGTTCTCCGAAGCATTAGGTACTACGATCGTGACATTTAGTCGTACCCTAGTGTTGATACTATCAAAATCTTGGATAAGAAGGAAGTGAAGTTATACTTGAAACTTTTTGATGTAATCTTTAATTGTGTATTTTATATGTTTTAAGGATGATAAACCAAATATTAGTTTTAAGTTCGGATGTGGTGCGTAAGCTCTATCCACCCCTTTTTCTATGATGAAGTCTACTTATGATCGAATCCATGGAGATGCGTCTTTAAACCAAACCTACCTAACTACCAACCCTATGAGTTTACCTCTAGGTTGGGGCAACGATTCTGAATCTCTCGGACCAATGATAATGGACTCGCTTGTAAAGCAAACTATTCGTGTTTATGACACGATTGCTCACCCTCGTTTGTCCCTTGCTGAATCCTCCGCTCTCGAACTTCTTAGGAAAATAAATACCGAAGCTTTTGATATTATGGATATGACTGCATTTTCATACTATCAACATCTTCCCCTATTTAAGTTTTCTAAGAAACAAGACCGTGTTAACTGGAATTCCATTGTTACTTTGTATAGAACCTGGTTCATAAACTCCCCTGTTTATGACTCATGGATCAAAGCAAACGACTCAACGAAATTCTATTTAGATGATTTAGACAAGTTCTCTTCCCCCGCCTCTCGTCAACATGCCAACACATTCCTCGTTCGACAAGTTGAATCACCCACTCCATTTTGTTCTACCCTAGAAGAAATTGGACGTGTGATTCGCTTTAAGAACGGATGTGTTGTTCGACACCATGCTGCCCTCGACAAAATCACTGTAGAGATCGACCGATCTTTCCTGCTTATGTTAGCAGGAGATATCGAATCGAACCCTGGACCCGTGATGTCAAAGTTTCGCGACGAAGATAAGGAAAAGAAACAATACCAGAAAGTAAAACAACTGGAAAAAGAAATTGCTAAACTCCGCAAAGCTCAAACGAAACAAAACAACTTTATACAACGACAAATTGAATTGGAAAAACGTGATCGACAGAAGAATCGAAAAGAAGTCTCAGATAACAAACGTTATGCTGAAGGACTTATATCAGACATTCGTACGTCTGCCTCAGATTTAGCTACTAATTTAGGACCAACCATGCACATGGCACAAGAAGCTTTTGCTTCTTTGCTAGGTGCTGGTGAAGAATTGCGTAACATTTTCAAAATTCCCAATCAATATGATGTACTTGGTGTATTAATTTCTATTTCCTCTATTTGCTCTGCTCTTACGGAAAAGAAATTACTCAATGTTACTATGCATTGTATACAACTCGCTCGTCAATTAGGTGTAAACCTATCAGATATAGTAAATTTAGTTCCCACAATAGAAGAAGAAGAAATCTCGTTCCGTGGTGTTTCCACGCTAAGCTCAGCATATCCCGACCACTTTGTTGCTCACAGCTTAGTGACGGATATGTTTAAGACTGCCACGACTCAGACTCAACTTCTCCCATTTGCTGGATTTATGGCTTTCGCCTTAGGTATTTTTGACCTACTCTGCTCTGGAGATGTACCCTCTCCTGTGACTATGTCAAAACATTTCGCTGCTGTAGGACGTGCCGCTCAAGGTTTTCGCTCTGTTAAGGACCTGTTCACATGGATAACCGACTATTTTTCTCAGTTATACTATACTACCGTGTATGGTTTAACAGAAGAAGAATACTTATTCATGGATCAGTTCCCACAGTTAGAAAAGATTTATGCTGCCTCTAAGATAGTTGATGAACTCACTCGAACCGAAATCGATGCTTCTGCAAGCATCGCCAACCAGATCTTGTCTATGAATAATCAGTTAAATGATTATGCATACCAAGCTAGTAAGATGAATTCACGACCGAATCAGACTCTAATTTCTACTATCCAACGAAGAATTAAGGATAAAGTAGAATTTGCTCAACATAGCCCTGCTCGTAGTCATACGATCAGAACCGAACCTACCGCCTTTTATCTTTATGGACATCCTGGTGTAGGAAAAACCGTAATGACTGCTGTACTCAAAGCTCGTATCTTTAGAAAATACTTATTGAATAAAGGTATTAAATTTGAATCCTGCTCTTTCGCCCGACATGCTAAGAATGAATTTTGGGAAGGTTATACTGGCCAACCCATAATAGAATTAGATGATTTTGGAAATATAATTGATTCCCAGATGAAACCCGTAGAAGAATATGAAGAATTAGAATATATGGTAAATACTGCTCAGTATCCTCTCAAGATGGCTGAGCTCAAAAGTAAAGGTGTAACCAACTTTACCTCAGACTTTATTCTCGCCTCCTCAAACCAACTGTATCCTGAGATCAAACATTTGACTGATCCAGGTGCCGTTTTCCGACGTTTCCATGTTTGGGCCGAAGTTGTAATTAACCCCGAATATGGAAGAGCCATAGGAAAGGATAAGATGGGTTTACCATATTATTCTTTCGACAAAGAAGCTGCCGCTGAACATCTTGGTAAGAACCCCGAAGATATTCCTCCTCTCATGACTGAACATTACAGAATAAACCTTTATTCTGTATCTCACAACAAGCAAACCGGAACCGCTGACGTCAAAAAGATCTCTGGAAAACAACAGATCAGTTTTGACGAATTCTGGGATTATTGTACTGAAAAGTACGACGCCCGGAAAGCGAGTAACGAAAAGTTAGCCAATGCCATTAGAGAAGAAGCTGGCATTGCTACTCCCGAAGCTCCCAACACCGAACAGGTGATCATGGACAAGTTTGATAAAATTTTCAACCCTGAAAAATTTTTGAAAGCTGTCGCTGATCAAGCCGATACGTTCGTTGATGCTGAATCCGAAGATGAAAAAGAAGATGAAGAATTCGGCTGTATCGACTCATTTGCCGAAAAACACAACCATCTGGCTGATTTGACTGCCAAATTCAATGCGTATAGAACTGCGTTTCATGACAGGTTGACCACGCTGTATTCTCAGCTGACAAAGACTGCTCAAGCGATCGGGAACAAATTCCTGACTATCGCTCAATTTCTGCTGTCATTTTTCAGAAATTTGACCTCTAAGACCTATGACTACCTACCTAGTGTACCAACTGCCGCTATCCTCGCCTCCGTGTGTGCAACACTCGTTGCGGTGATGGGTGTTTGGTACACTGGCCTATTTTGTAGCCAGCCCTCTGACAACTGTAACTCTTGGTGCGAATTTGCTTGTTCGCCTAGCAATATTAGCGCGCCGTGCGGTCTTTGCAAACCGTGCAAGATCGTGGACTATCCCGAACAAGGAAACATGTGCTACCATTTCCTCGACCGAATCGCTGTCAAGCAAGTCCGAAAGGAATTGCTTGACTGCGGTCTGGACGAGGATATTCTCACATCCACAGTCCACCGACTCTGGAAAGACCGACTCACCGCTGCTGAAGAAGTACCGTACGCCGAAGCAAGAATTTACGACACACAACCCGCTGCAACAAAATCCTCTAGCTATGCGCAAAACGTATCTGAACAATGTTCGATATTGCGCTTGGCCAGTGAAGGCTTTGTTGCTCGCGAGTTTCAAGACTCGTTCTATGTGATTGGACATCTGTGTAAGAAGAATTGTGACTTTTGCCCGCAATGGCGAAAAGAAACACATCATCTTAAAGATGCCCAGCATTGCATGGAATTTGCTAACCGTGTTGTAGACGCTGCTCGACCCTCTAGTCAGCGAGCCTACGACACTCACCCTGCTGCTGTACGCTCGCGAAATTTCGCACAACGTACTTACGACCCTAACCCTGTAGTTGCAAAACATACTCGGTTTGCACATGGTTACGTTGATGCTGTAACACCCATCCATATCGGATGTGTGAAATATGCTCAACGTGATCGTGTTCGAATCGAACAAACTACTCAGACTCTGCTAAACAATTCTGTTTGGATCCAAGCTGTGGATGGAAACGGAATGGCCAGTAGAAGTAATGGTGTGTTCTTAGTTGGACGCACCATGATAACTACTGCTCATACTGTTCTTAATCCCCCAGTGGAAGACCCGATACGGACGTTGATCATCAGAAACCCCTACTCTGATATCCCTGCTATCTCAGTCCCCTACAAGGACTGTCAAATCTCTCAACTGAAACAATTAGATGGATCTCCTTTAGATCTAGCTCTAATCAGTTTCCCGCCCGTTGTTCCTAGCCGCCCTAGGATCATCAGCAAGTTCATTGATGCTAATAGCTTGGATTTCTTGAAGGAAGGCTCCATGGTGTTTTCTGGATTCTACGAAATCAACAATCGTACGATTGTCCAAGAAAAACACCCTGCGAGCTTCTCTGTCTCAACGAAAGCTACCGAGTACTATTTGCATCCTCCAGGTACGTGTCCTAAGAACAAAGACATGTGCACTTGCCCCATCCGCATTGGAAACCACATCGACTATGACCTTGAAACTCAGAAAGGTATGTGTGGAGCTTTGCTCTCCATCCAAAACTCTCTGATTCACTCAAAGTTGATTGGCTTCCATGTTGCTGGAGGAGCTGGCGCTCTTGCATTAGGCGCCTTAACAACGCGTCAATTACTCGAGTCCGCTCTGAAAGAACACGTCGAAGCTTTTGGCATTCCAAAACAATACCTCATTGATGGAAGGTTGCCGTACACTCAGAGCTGGGTTGATCCTGCTTATCAATCTAGCCTCCTGAGTGTCGGTGACTGTTTATCAATAGGTACTGCCAGAGCTCCGTCCGCTCCCGTGAAGACCCAATTGGCTCCTTCCCTGATCTTCGATCAAGTCCAAGAACACGTTACCAAACCAGCCTTTTTAAGGCCTGTGATGGTAGACGACGAACTTGTAGATCCTATGGAAAAAGGTATCAAGAAGATCATGGGAGGACAGACGTACATCGATTCTGACCTTCTCGAAATTGCTGCTCATGACGTGTTCCAAGGTTTTGGCTTACCCCAAAACGGAACAGGAATCGTGCACTCTTACGAGGAGGCCATAGTTGGTGTCGAAGGAGACCCGTACAAGCGACCTATTAATCGTACTACCTCTCCCGGATACCCCTACAACCTCAACAACAAACACAAAGGAAAGACTGCTTTTCTCGGATCTGACGAAACCTACATTTTGGATCATCCAGTATTAAAAGCTGATGTTCTTGAATTGTTGGACAATTCTCGTAAAGGAATCCGAGGAAGTGCTATTTCCCTCGCTACTCTCAAAGATGAGAAACGACCTATCGCCAAGGTTGATGCTGGCAAGACTCGTGTATTCGAAGCTTGCCCTCAACACCTTGTCATTGCTATTCGACAGTATTTTCTGGACTTCTCAGCCCACATAATGCGAAACCGAATTGACAATGGCATCGCCGTTGGCATCAACCCCTATTCATTGGAATGGACCAAACTTGCCCATCGTTTGCTTGAGAAAGGAAACCACATGATTGCTGGAGATTTCTCCAACTTTGATGGTTCTCTTCTCATGCAAATTCTGGTAAAGATTTGCGACAAGATCAATGAATGGTATGGTGATGGACCTGAGAACGCTCTCATTCGCTCCACCCTATGGGAACACCTGTGTAACGCAGACGTTCTCGTAAAAGGTGAAGTGATTCGACAGACACATTCTCAGCCTTCCGGCAATCCGCTTACTGTCGTTATAAATTCTATTTTTAACGCCATCGTAATGCGCATTGCCTACCTCAAACTCAAGAAAGAGCAAGGGTTGCCTGGCACCTGTGATTATCGGAAACATGTGAACGAAATCATTTACGGCGACGATGACATCAAAAGTGTCTCTGCCGACGTACTTGGTTGGTTCAATCAACTGACAATCACAGATGCTCTTGCATCTTTCGGTCTCACCTACACAGATGAGACAAAAACTGGCAACATCCTTCCTTGGAAGACTCTGCAAGAAACTGCTTTTCTCAAAAGAAAGTTTGTGATTCAGAATGATGGAACTTTCATGGCCCCCATGGAAATCGAAAACATTCTGGAAATCACAAACTGGATTCGCGGAAAAGCAAAGCGAGCCTCAACCATCGAAAACTGCGAGCAAGCTCTTATGGAACTTGCTCTCCATCCAAAACAACAATACGATTATTGGAGTAATCGTATCAGAGAGGAACTAAGAAAGGTTGGAATAAATTATTTCACCCCGACTTGGTTCGAGAAGATGGAAGAATATAGATACAACCGTGATCTATATGAGCGTACCGAATACGTTCCCCTCTGGTAACTTCAATTAAGAATGTGATCTTATACTAGTAAATCAAAACTGGGATACTTACTTATATACTGCTATTCTTTCTTATTCATAGAGTGTGGCTGTGCTCTGGTGATACAGCTCCCGAATTCAAGGAGAATAATCATCTACCCTTGTCTTATTACATGATTGCTACCCAATACGATCAAGACCAAAACACTAATGTGGATTCGACACGCGGAAATCTTCTTACAGATGTCCAAATGTCAACTGAATCCATCCCTATGCCATCTAACGTCACACAGATGGCACTTAATGATGTGACACGACACGAAATTATGAGCATTCTCGAACGCCCAGTCAATCTTGGAACCTTTGACTGGACTTCCGCGGATGCTGCTATTCCGATTCAACTTTCTCCTAGTGCTTATGATGCTGATACTGTAAACTATTTGAAACAATTAAATTTTCCTCAAGATATATTTGATAACTCTCCAATAGTTGTAGATAAACTCAAAAACTACCAATATATGAAAGCTGATATAGAAATAGAAGTTAAGATTAATGCCCAACCTTTCTTACAAGGTGCTCTTATGCTTGTATATAATCCTTATTATAATCAAACTGGAGATTTCAGGCGCAAGGGAACTCGTTTCCTTGCTTCTCAAACCTCGTGCCCCTATAAGATAGTTAGTATAGAAGAAGGGAACAGTCTTAAAATTACTTGTCCATATGCCAATATCTACGATCTTTTCGATCTTGGCAATTCGGATAACCAATTTGGTACTGTTTTCCTTTATGTCTTTTCTACTTTGTTAGGACCTACTGCTTCTGAAAGTGCAAAATACACTATTTTCGCTCGTTTCGTCAACCCAGTCTTCTTTGTTCCAACTCAAAACGATGTTATTTCTAAAGCACGAGATGCTCACGACATAAAACGTTTACAGAACAAAGGATACCGTGTTGCCCAAAACGATGTGAAACCCGTTTCTGCACCTGATACTGGAGAAGTCGAGACACCCGGTCCGGTTTCTAAAATTGCTAGTGGAGTCACGACTGTAGCTGATGTGCTTTCCGGTGTACCACTCATCGGGAAAGTTGCTTCAACTGTAGCGTGGGTTTCACGAGCGATTGGAAAAACCGCCGCGTCTTTCGGCTGGTCCAAGCCAACCTCTATTATACCCCAAGCCAAAATGGTAGTCAAGCCTAATCAGACTTTGATCCATACCGAAGGAAACGATGATTCAACAACACTTGCTCTTATACAAGATAATGGTATTGATGGATCTTCAATGATTCCTGAAAGTAAGGATGAAATGTCACTTGAATACATTTTTGGCCGTCCCAATTTCTTTCACGCCCAAACTGCTCCACAATCATTGTTTTCAGGGCGCAAGTTAATGGCGAAATGGGAAGTTTCACCCCTTTCCGAGTATCAATATGGAAATAATGATACTAGCCAAACTATGTTCCTTGGAAGTTTCGCTTATGCTAGCATGATGGGTACTCTATGGCGAGGCACAATCAACTATGATGTTATGGTAGTGAAAACCCCATATCATCAAGGTCGATTTGCCGTCGTCTTTCTCCCCGAAACTAACCTCGAAGATGTTCCCACAAGTCTTGGTGAACTTTTGAATACAAACTACAATGTTGTTTGCAATTTGAAAGATCGACAAGATGAGATGGGTAGAACTACATTTAGAGTTTCAGTTCCGTTTATATCCAACACTCCGTGGAGAGAAACTTACAAAAGAAACACCAGTAAAACCAATCCTGGTCCCGATGCTACTACATTGGACACCAAGACAGGATGCTTAGCCATTTATTCTCTGGTTGATTTATCCAACCCTCCCACTGTTTCTGGTTCAGTAACATTTTACGTAGCCCACAGTGGAGGAGAAGATTATCAAATCTCCAGACCTGTAATGAATCTAGCTCCTGGTTTCCAGAATCGATACGCCCAATCTGATGTTGGTGCTGTATTTGTTCCTGAAGACGAAAATTTGCTGGTTCCTAGTTCGCGTACACAAGACGTTACAGCTCAAACCACAGGTGAATATTTTCAAAGCCTGCGTGCCTTTATGAAGCGATTCAACTTTTTGGCTTTCCTTAGTCAAACCGAAATATTCGTTGGTCTTAAAACACGTTCGTTTCACGAAAATCCATCCAATGGTGTGAGAAATATGTCCCGTCTTAATTTCACGGACGAGGTCTCTCCCTCCCCATGGTACATGACATCTTTCTTGTACCGTTTTTATAACGGATCTTCAATGCTGAAGATTCTACCCCCACAAACAGGCATGATAACTGAAGGTTATTTGCGATTTGATGAGTCTCTAGTAGATCAAACTATCATTGACAGAACTGACGCTATTGGTCAGCCCATCTTTCAACAATTACAAGCAGTGTCTTGTGCCTACGAAATCCGCACGCCGTATTATCGAGGTATTCGATGTGACGTTGTAGATTCAACCCAAACTCCTGTTCTTGGAGACGTTCGCACTTGCATTCGTTCTCAGAACAGGGGAGGGTTTGGAAATACCAGCGCTCCTTCTTACCTCTATGAAGCGGCAGGCGACGATTTCAACTTCTTCTTCATGATCGGTCCACCACCTATGATGGACATCAAGAATGTGAAGAACGTCGCCTCCTTTCCAACTGGTACAAATCGTACTGTGTTAACTGCAAATGCCTCTAACAGCACTATCTCTTCTGGTCGATACAACGTTTTCCCCGTTGTGTACAACCCATTGATAGCACCGAATAGTGGTTTCCACAATATCACAGATTCGACACTGGATACTATTACTATCACCTACGACGATGGCTCTTTCTCCGAAACTAAAGTTACGGATTGCCTTGTTGGAGATGATGGAACTAATAGCTCTCTAAGTATTCCCTATGATACGGCAAAGACTGTGGATCTGCTAACGACTGGTAAGTCCATTCAAGCAATCCCAAAATTTACCATCATAGATAATGCACCTAGTGTACCATAATTCTCCCAAGCCCGAAACATTCACAAAATGTGGACAGGCTCCAGGTAGAAGGTCGTCGCGCAATTTAAAATCATTGCGTCACTTAAAATGATTCGCAGCTATGCGAACTCCTCCTACCGGGGGGAGATTAGCCTACTTGCGGACATGATTTTTACGTGTTCAACCTTATACCATTAATTGGCAGATTACAATTTGATTTTTCCG